ATCCAATATCGTGGCAGAGGTGGATCTGGAACTGAAGGTGGAAGAAATAATCAGCAGGGATCTTCGTACAGTGCAAGAGCATTAGAGGGCGGATCTGCTGCATCTAATGGTTATGGTGGTGCAGGTGGTGGAGGATATTATGGTGGCAGTGCTGGAGGATACTCTGAACAGCACACAATGGCAGGCGGTGGAGGTGGATCAGGATACGCAGATCCTGCTTATTGTTATGATGTAAAGAATTATCGTGGTGAGTATCGTATGCCAGCAGGTGCAGGGGAAGAAGGTTACCCAGGCGGCACAGTTTCATATGGTGGCAATGCTAATGCAAGTGCAGGTGGTCATGGATATTGTAGGATCACAGATAAAGACGGAAACGTTACTACCTACACATATACAGGATCGGACACTAATATTACAGTCCCATAAGTGGCACAGGGGGTATACAACCCCCTTTTTTTGTGATATGATACTGGGGTATTCAACGGAGAACCATGCCTCAATTCACTCTCATCTGTACTGATGAGGATTCTACTGTTACAACTAAAGAATTTGAAGCAACCTTGCTCCCTGAAGTAGTAGAGAAGACGCAAGACTTCTTGAAGGGTGTAGGTTATTGCTTTGAAGAATTGCATACTCAAGTGTATCCTATCCCAGAAGATACCAGCGGTAAGGATGATTATGCGTCCATTTATCGCGACATCGACTGAGATATATAACACTGTAGTTTACTATTCGTTCACGTTTCAAACTCATGGGCAAGACTTATCGACGGGGTGGAAACGAGGGAGGATACTATTCCTTCGGCAAATCCATTCGTGACAAGCGTTCAAAAGGTGGCACCAATCGTTCAAACTGGGGAGACAACTATGACGAAAACTTCTCAACCAAAGGATCAAAGAAAGGTCGAAAGAACATCGACACAGACTACGATAACGATGGGTGGCAATGATTATGAAATAGAAAAAGAATATGAAGAACTAGAGTTTGATGACTATTCTGAGGTAGACTACGACCTCGATTACACTCACTCAGTATAAGCATGGATGGAGAATCTCAACACGAAAAATTTAATAGAGGACTAGATCTTTTTATGGAATCGGTTCACAAACCTGATCATGAATTGCGTCAATGTGCTCACAATCAAAAATGTTACCATGAACTCATGTACATCAGGAGTTATGTGCTCGATTATCTCAAAACACTAAGGAGATAATTAAATGCTATTTCACTCCGCAATCCTTGACTCTGATGAGAAAATGATCTTAAAAGATGCATTGTTTCTTTATGTCTCTGACTTGCAGAAACGATATTATAGGGATAAAATGATCCCTGAATCTTCATACCTTACCAAAATGAAAGAGGTTGAAGGTATTGTTGACAAATTACATTTGACTGACCTTTATCGATGACTATTCAAGTTTTTAATCCTAAGTGGTATTTCCAATCTCGCTTAGGACCTAGGTCACAATTAATCGTTGATGAATTGTTTCGTGAGTATATCTCAAACGAAAATAACTTTCATCAACCTGAGAATTGGAATTGTATTGTGCAGACATCTTGGTCTAACAAACCTGATGAATCTGCTCCTTATGGTGAGTGGTTGGATGTAATTCGTCCAGTCTTTGATAAGTTTATCGAAGAAGTCGGATCAAAAACTGACATCGAAATCCTACCAATGAACGCATGGGTTAACAAGTACAACCCAGGTGATTCACAGGAAACACATGATCACTGTGATCCAACAAATAATCTGAGTATGGTATACTTTCATACTCTAAATGATGATGACGGATGTGAATTTAAGTTTGTAAATTCTGAGCATGGTCATCTTACATCACAGGGATTGAATGTCTTAAATACACCCAGTCAACCAATGACTGTGCCTGATGTAAAACAAGGTGATGTTATCATTTTTCCATCACATTATTTGCATTTAGTATCACCTCATCGCGGCACTAAAACTAGAATTACAATTAGTGCAAACTTTAACCTTGTGCCAGCACAACAACCTGCACAAGATGCTGGACAAGAAGACTAACCCCGTGTATATTAACAATGTCATCACTAAAGAAACTAACGAAACAAATCAACCATTGCTTAAAGCATCCTGAGAACTATACTGAGGATGAGATTCACACACTGAAAAAGAAAAGGCGTCAATTTCTTGATGTTGAACGCCGTGCAAACATTGAACAACGTGGAGGTTTTGGACAGTATGTACAATGAAGAATTTGACATCGAATGGGATGAACATGACATGGTTCAAGCACCTGAAGATGATTGGATTGCATCCGTATTGGGTGAAGAGTCAGAGGTAATCGATGGCATCTCGTGTTAAGTTAGTTGCGAAAAGTCGCAAGGCAAACAAGATCCTAACCTATGATATGAAACGTGATCCTTATGCCTATGTGACAGATCGCAAAGACAAATGGAATATATTCCACCCTAATAGTGGGATGCAATTCTGGATTCACCCTAAAAATGACCCTGACTGGGAGATTAAATGATGAGCAAAGATCGCTGGCGTGTATCATGGAAGCGACAAAAGAAAGTCAATGGATTTGTATCAACACAATCAGTTGTTGTCTACGGCATTGACAATGTTGAGCATGTAATTAAAACAATAGTGCCCACGGACGAGTGGGATGTGACACCTGCATAACTGACACAGACTCCTTGACAGGGGTCTTTTTTTATGCAATACTATATTCATAGTCAAGCGATCACATGCACCTTCGTCCTCATCAGCAACGCGCATTTGCAGCAATGCAGAACAACAATGCTGGTCAGATTATTGTCCCCACTGGTGGTGGCAAGACCTATATCATGATCGCTGATGCTTACAAACATCTGCGTGATTCTGGTCCCCAAACTATTGTTGTAGTTGCTCCGCGTATCCTTCTCGCTAATCAACTGTGCGAAGAATTCATGGAGCATATTCATCATCGTGATGTGCATGTTTGTCATGCTCACAGTGGTGAAACACACTACTTCAGTAGCACCAAACCTGAAAAGATCGCTTTGTTCAACAACACTGCGCGAGCAGCAGGTGAGAACTGCATTATATTCACAACTTACCATTCTCTACACCGCGTTGTAGATAGTGGCATCGATATCAACACCATTTATTTTGATGAAGCACACAATGGCACCGCAAAAAGTTTCTTCCGTAGCGTCTTTGCTACTGCTCAGTATGTTCAGCGCCGCTACTATTTCACTGCAACACCTAAAACTGGTCGTGGTGTAAGTGTTGCTCGCGGCATGAATAACACTGATGTTTGGGGTGGCGTGCTCTGCAATGTTCCTGCTCAGGAACTCATCGCTAGTGGTGCAATCGTTCCCCCTAAAGTTGTACCGTTTGAGACCAATCGCATCCGCACTAAGCACAATGCACACGATGTTGATGCTGACAACTTGAAGGATATGTTTGAGCAACTCGATGACACTCAGAACCCTAAAGTTTTGGTGTCTGCACCATCCAGTAAAGTGCTGGGTAACATGCTCGGACAAACTGACATTCTTGAGTACTTCAAGAGCAATGGTTATGACGTGATGCACATCACCAGTAAGTTTGGTGCTGTTATCAACGGCAACAAAGTTGGTCGCGAAGAGTTCTTCAACGTGCTCCAGTCTTGGGGTGGTGATGACACTAAAAAGTTTGTGATCTTCCACTATTCTATTCTCT